GTTCAATGGCGGTTTCGAGTTGAGATTCGAGGTTTTTGATTTCGTCGATTTTCATATTGTGTGTATTGTGTGTATGGTTATTGTTTGTTGTGCGTTTCGACGTTATATGATTGACGCAATTTTCTCCGCCTCCTCAAATTTGCGACGCACTTGGGCTTCAAGATTGCTCCAAGCTGTTGCGAAATCCTTGAGGTTCTCCCCATCGGAGCAGTCAATTGGATATTCTGTCATGTAATCTTTCTGTGCATTTATCATGCAGGTGATGGTCGCATCTTTTGCAGACACTCGACCAAATGTTACCAGATCTTCAAATGTGTATTCACCGAAGATTGAACGTGTATTAATGATGGATTTAACTGTAGGTAGTTTGTTCATGATATGTGTGTGATGTGTGATTGGTGGTCTGCGATTTAACGGGCTGCCAACCGTCCGGAGTGGGCTGCATTACCAATCGGTGTCACCCGTGCTACGTCATCAATGCCAGCCCGAGGGCTGTCCAGCCCCCTCTCTTCCAAGGAGGCCACCCGAGGTCTCGCCTCGGGGCAGGTAGCGGTGTGACTGGGAAAGAACGATTGAGCCACTACGCTAGGGGAAACCGTCCCCCCTTGTCAATACCCTTTTTTTCAGGAGTTCCATAAGTCCCTGATATACAATGAAATAAAAATGCACTTTTTTTCTCGGAATACTTGCAATCAGTACCGAGAAGGCCGTTCAAGGGCTCCAAGGGTACCCGAATCGACCCCCTAATCATACGGTCCAAGCTGGGTTTCCCAACGGTGGATTGGTTGTGCATGGATGCCGGTGGATGTGTCCTGAATGTGTCCTGAATGCATCACTCCCAATGAGGAATAAAAAGTCACTCATGATTCCGGAATTGGAATACACGAAACGGAATTCGTGAATCAAGTATCACGACTCCGGTATCACGACACGCACAGCGCACGCCCGCACGGGGGGGGAGGGGGTCACGCAGGCGCACGCACAACTTGATGGATTATCATAAACCGGGCCTCTAAAAAATACTCAACTCAAGGGCCCACCGGGGTCCCTCCCCTTCCTTAAGGAACCCAATCCTATGGTTCCTTTTCTCTTGGATTCTTTTTATCTTATTATGATCTCAGCCCCCGCTTTGAGGCGGGGCTGATCCTAAGGTTGGGGGTCATTAAGAACGGGGTTCCTTAAGGAATACACCCATAAAAAATCCTGTCAAGCTTGGACTCCCAAAAAAAGTTAGGATAGTTCCATTGACAAGTACGAATCAGTTCTGCTAATAATACACCATGCAAAAAGAAGAACTCATTGAGGATATAGTAAATAGTATCCGTGAGGTAACTAACCAGAAGGAGGCCCTTCAGGTTAAGAGCCTCTCACGGCACAATCCCGAAAAGGTAGCTGAGATTCTTTATCTTAACAGTATTGGCAACAGCCAGACCAGGATGGTTAAGAAGTACGGATTCAACCGTGAGACGGTTATCTCCGTTTTAATTGATTACGCTGACTACACCGGGAGGTTCCGGGAGCTTGCTGGCCGCCTAGCGGCTAAGAACTACCTGAACCTCTCCAGCCTTGAGGAGGACCTAATTGAAAAGGTCCGGGAGCGGATGGAGAATGACCACGACATGGAGGTATCCTTCAAGGACCTCAAGGAAATATCCATAGCTAAGGCCAATGCCTCCAGGGAGGCGTTGACTGCTCGAGGCGAAGCCACCCAGATTACCGAGGACCGAAAGGTGTACACGCAGGATGACTACGAGGCAACGATCCGGGCAGCCCGTGAAAGAATACAGAAGGCTAAGGAGGCTGAGGTCATCGATGTCAGTAATTGATGAACACAGTGAAGAGGTATACGAAAGGGTCCGGGCTATTCTTTCTGAGCACTTCCCGAACTTCATGTTCTGTGTAATGGACGATGACGGGGAGTTGTACTATGATTACACAAATGTCCCAATAGGTAAAATGCTCATCCGTGAGATGAAGGAGGACATGCAGTCCAGTGACGATAGCATTGATTGGTCCGAGTGGGATGAGGACGACGATGATGAAGGTGAGGAGTGGAAAGAATGGAACTGAACTTCACAAGTCACCCAATACTTAAGCCACCGTCCGACGAGGAGATAGTGGCCCTTGGGGAGCTGGACCCGAAGCTACTGGCGGAACTGCACAGAGCGCACGAGGGCCGGATACAGGCAGCGGAGGAGGATCCGCTTAGGTACGGCTTTGACCTGGAAGGTTGGTCCCGGATCCGGGAAGCTCTCAGGGATTACGACGAAGTAATTACCTTCGGTGGTAACCGTTCTGGCAAGACTACCGGGTGCGCTAAGTTAGTCATGGAGGCGGTGACCGGGAACCAGGACGGGCACATTGTTTGTTTCTCTCAGAATGCTGACACCTCGGTAAAGGTACAGCAGGCCGCAATCTGGGAAATGATGCCAAGGGAATTTAAGCGAAAGACCAAAAGCATCGAGGGATATATTAACTTCAGTATGCAGAACGGGTTCACTGGGAGCTCATTCATCTTCCCGGATACTAGGACCCGGGTGGACTTCAAGACTTATACCCAGTTCTCAAATAACCAGACAATTCTTGAGGGCTTCGAGTTCGGGTTCAAGAAACCATCCCGTATAAATATCGGGGCTTGGTTGGACGAGTACCTTGGTGATGCCGCCCTGGTTAATACGCTCCGCTTCCGTCTCGCCACCAGGAATTCCAAGATGCTACTTGGGTTCACCCCAATCGATGGCTATACGCCATTCGTATCAGAGTATCTGAAGGGTGCCGAGGTTCTGGAGACTCGGTACGCCGAGCTCCTGGGCAAGAACGTACCGGTGAAGCAGTACTCCCCGGAGCGGGATGCTGGGGTTGTTTACCTGCACTCCGATGAGAATCCATTCGGGGGTTATGAGCGAATAGCTAAGGACCTCAGGAACTCCAACGAGGACACAATAATGGTCCGGGCATATGGCTTACCGACGAAGTCCATGACTTCCCTTCTGCCGAACTTCACACCCGAGATCAACGTCCTATCAAGTACCCCAAATAAATACGGCATAAGTTTCCCGGATCATAAGTCCCTTACATGGTATCAGGTAGTGGACCCAGCATTCGCTAGGAACTACGTATCCATCTGGGCTGGGGTATCCGAGGAGGAGGAGATCTTTATCCGTCGGGAATGGCCGGACAGGAATACCTACGGTGAGTGGGCGATATTCGGTGACCCCAAATGGAGGTACGGTCCAGCATCAAAGAAACTCGGGTACGATGTGGAGCGTTATTGCGAACTGTTCCTGGAAATAGAAAAGGAACTCAACATTAAGGTAACAGAAAGAATCGGGGACTCCCGTTTCTTCGCCAAGGAGAACGAGAACAATGTGGACCTCTTCACCAGCTTTTATGACTACGGCATGAGCTTCCTGCCAACTGATGGTTCACAGGAGAAGATTGGTAACACCGCCCTGGACGAGTGGTTCTACTATAACCCGGACTATGGCATTGATGAGGCCAATCGGCCCCGGTGCTACGTGCACGAGGACTGCGGGAACTTAATCGACAGCCTTTTGAACTACAATGCACAGGGTAAGTCCGATGAAGCACTAAAGGATTTCTTCGACGTAATTCGTTACTTGCGAATGTCAAATGCCGGGATGGGCCCGGACTACTTTGCCCAAAGCGGTATGCGGGCGACTACTAACAAAAAAGGAGGGTACTAATGCCAAAACAAAGACTAGCATCAATAGCTGAAGAATACGAGGTCCCTTTCGAGGAGGCCATTAAAATTATAAAGGACAAGATCCCGGAGGAATTCGTGACTGGGTCCGGTAAGAACACGTGGATATCCGAGGAGAGTCAAGCTATCATCAATGATGGTTTTTTTATCAATGAGATCATTCCGAAGAACTTCATTGGCCACGTTCTGAAGGAGTGCCCGAACCCGAGGTATAACTTCGTTTACTCAAAGGAGATTGGTAAGCGTGTCCCGGTTATGATTCCTCGCCAACTACGTGGTAAGCTAATCAATAAAGTAATATGTTTTGAGGGAATTCAAGATGCAACAGGAACATCCTATCGATACATTAAACGATGATCCGGATACATGGAGCCATAATTGGAATTATGAGCAATCGGATCGACTCATGGCTTTTGAGATACTTAAACGTACAGTTCTGCACGAAACCCGGGTACCACTTTCAAGTGAGGACCTATATGATAAGATAGGGGTTTCGAGAACCTTTGTACAAAGGTTAATAAAATCCATCCAAAATAGATTAAATGAACAGTGATTCTGCTTCTGAGGCTTTAACATACCTGTCGGACGAGCCCGATATCCGCACCCTTAATTACGCATACGACCAAACAGTTACAGAGCTGGAGGGTTATTTCGATCTCTGCCGGGATTCGTACGATGATCGGCGGAACTGGTGGCCTGGCAAAAGCCGGGATCATCGCAAGCACGGAGCGGATGCTTTCCCTTGGGAAGGTGCTTCCGATATTGAGTGCCACATAATCGATGAAAGAATTACACGACTTGTGTCATTGTTCATGGCTTCCCTGCGTCGTGCTAATGTACGTGCTTTCCCGGTTGAAAGTAATGACATCGCCCGCAGCAAACTGGTATCGGGTTTTTTGAAATGGATGGTATCCTCCGGTTATATACCCCGCTTCTACCGTGAGATGGAGCTCGGTGCTAATTACCTTCTTGAGCGTGGAATTCTCATTAGCTACGTAGGGTGGCACCAGGAGGACCGCAGCTATAAGCAGGAGATTGACATCGAGCAGATTGCCCAGCTATCTCCTGATATATACCGAGCAGTTCAATCCGGGGACCGGGACGAGGAGCTCATCATTCTAATGCAGAACACCTTTGATGGTGTATCTGAGAAACGTGCTAAAAAAGCACTCAAAGAACTACGCAAGGACGGAGTCACTCAACTGCCGATTGTTCGCCGGCAAATTAATGCACCAGAGGTCAAGACTCTAGCACCGGACGGGGATTTCTTTTTTCCTCCGTACGTAACGGATCCACAACGTGCACCCTATTGCTTTTGGAGGACTTACTACACACCACAGGAACTCCAGAATAAAGTTAATACCGACAACTGGGACGAGGGCTTCGTGGATCACATCATCTCTAAATTCCGTGGAGTTAATATTGATAGCATTGAGCGTGAGCAAGAAGGCCGGCGTTCTATCAGTTTAACTGACAATGCTTACGAAGCTGATGAGTTAATAGAGATTGTGTACGGGTACCAGCGACTGATTGATCCAGAGGACGGGTCCGAGGGTATTTACTGCACGGTATTCCATAAGAACTTCAATGGGGACGATGATATTCAGGGCTACGCAAAGTTCGAGTTGCTGAACGGCTACGAGGATTACCCAATCGTAGTAACACGTTTATCCGAGGACAGCAAGAGACTCTATGATTCCCAAACAATTCCATCGCTCCTGCGGGGTATCCAGAATCAGGTAAAGGTGGAGCGGGATTCAAGAATCGATAGAAATAGCCTAGCGACGTTACCTCCTATTCTGCACCCCGTAGGACAAGCACCTTCTGACTGGGGCCCTGGTCGAATGATTCCATACCGCCGCAAAGGGGATTTGGATTTTGCGCCGACTCCTCAGTACAATACTGGCTCACTGGAAATGGAGCAAACATTAACCGGCCTAGCGGATCGATTGGTTGGATTGGATGAGAATTCAAGGATCAGCGCAGTTCGCCAGCAATTCCTTGTGGATAAGTTCCTCAGCCATACAGCAGAGGTTCTTCGCATGGCGTTCCGTTGTTTTCAGCGGTTCGGTCCGGACGAAGTTTTTTTTAGGGTTACCGGTATTCCGGACCCACAAGTATTCAATAAGGGGAACCCGGACGAGAACTTCGATATCTTGATTAACTTCGATGTTCAGAATACTGATCCCGAGACGGTTAAAAATAAGCTCCAGCAATTCAGCCAACTCATTCCGTTGAATGTAAATAACCGAATGAACATGGATGGGTTCCTGGACATTGCTGCTCAGGAGATTGACCCAATCATGGCGGATGCAATTCTTCAGCCAGTGGAAACTGCACAACAGCAAGTAATAAAGGATGTCACTGATGACCTATCCAAGATCTTTGCTGGTATCGAAATGCCGGCACGACCTGCCGGAGCTCAGATTGCTATGCAAATCATCCAGCAGTACAGCCAGCAACCGGACATAGCAGAGCGTGCCCAGAATGACGAGCTCTTTGCTGCACGTCTACAGAAATACGCTGGTCAGTACATATTCCAGATGCAACAAGTCCAGAATGCTGAGATTGGCCGCATAGGTACAGCCCCTGCACAGATGGGTGAAATTCAAACACAAGGAATGTAGGATATGACACCAGGAGAATACGCAAACAAGCGCACCAAGGAGCAGTTGGACAAGGAAAGAAGGTATGAACAAGTTGTCAATATTGGGAGAACGCTCAAGAAGTACTTCCCGGAGAACCCGTACGTAGTTACGGCAATGCTTGGAAATATCGATGTTGAAACTGGTGGTAGCTTTGACTTCCGGCAGAAGCAGTACCAAGGAGGGCCCGGTTACGGGCTATTCCAGTTTGACTTCCATAAGCCGAACTACAAGAAGTACCTAAAGCGAAAGGGGATTGAGGACAACGAGGACTCACAGGTTCGCTACGTTTATGACAGTATATACGGAGACGAACAAGAGCACTTGGGCCTGGGGAATGCAAAGCATCTAAGGGCTGTGTTCGCTTCATCCGAGGATCCGGTAGAAATCTCTGACATGCTTGTCAAAAGGTTCCTTAAACCAAAGAAGGGCAAGGAGCACATTGACCGTAGACGTGAAGCATCACGTATGTACACAACGGGGTTTGTCCCAGCTAAATAATTATGAATATACAGGACGACATCAAAGCACTGCATAACCACGAGCACTTCGCTCGATTTGTTCGGTTAATTCACCAGCTACGTGAAGAAGCTATATCGGAATTGCACGAGGCACCGGTTGAACTCATGCAGCAAATATCCGGTCGCATTATTACATATGACCAGGTTCTGCAAATGGCTGATTGGCCATTATTGCAGTCCCGATTCCAGGATCGTATGTAATGAAACAAGCTATGCTATAATCCAATCCTCGCTATCATCTCGGCGTAAATGAGTGGATAATTATGACAAAGCAAAGCACGACTGCTGACTCTGGGGCAGATACAAATCCAGTGGATAATACAAACATGTCCGTTTCTGAGTTCGCTAATCGGCGACTAGGGGAAATGACTCAAGAGCCGGAGCCAATGGAGCCGGAGCAAGAGGAGGAGCCCCAAGAAGTTGATGAAGTAACAGAAGAATCCGAATGGGTCCAAGAGGAAACAGAGGAGACTACTGAGAACGAAGAAGATGTTCTTTCACAGTTTGACTTGGACACTATGTCCGAGGAAGAGTTAAAGGAGCTGTCCGACAAGCTAGGAAGCAAAGCGGTTGCACGATTCGGTGCATTAACTGCAAAGCGAAAAGCTGCGGAAGAGCGACTTGCTGCGTTGGAAGCTAAACTCCAAGAGCAGGAGAACGATCCATTAAAGGCTAAAAAGGCCATTAAGGATAATCCCTTCAGCAATATTGAAACCGTCGAGGCCCTACAAGAAAAGGCTACCGAGATTGAAAATATTGTTGAGTGGGCTGAGGAACTCCTATTCGAGAGTGACAACTACGCAGCGGATGACGTGATCACTGAAGTTGAAGGTAAAGAATTAACCAAAGCTGATGTGCGTCGATCCTTACTCCAGGCTAGAAAAGCTCAGAAGACATTCCTCCCGGATCAACTCCAAAAGGTTCAATCCCGAATACAGGGAAAACAAATAGAGGAATCCTTCAAGCAACGTGCCGCCGAAGAACTACCTTGGCTAAACAGCGAAGATAACTACGTAAAAAAGCAATACGAATCCGTAATCCAGGATAAAAGATTCCAGGATATTAAAAGGATTTTTGATCGTGAAGCACCGGATATCTCAAGCCAGCTTGAGTACTGGTTCGCACATGGTGCTAACAGTATTTATAATCGCAAGTTAGTCCAGGATAAATCCAAGGCACACGCACTGAAGCCAACTCGTACTGGACCAACTGGTTCATCCAAATCCGAACAGGGTCCAACAAGAACTGCTAAAGCACTAAAGGATCTACAAAATCGATTCCGGGAATCCGGAAATCCTCGTGACTTTGCTGAAATGCGAAAACTACAACTACAACGATAACTATAATATTCATTCAAAATGGCATTCTCAAATACATTCGACACAACT